TAAGGTTTAACTCAGGGTCTTTCTCAAACTGCCTTGGAGTATCTGTCAGTGTTGTCTTATCTTTCTTAGGTCTGCCCAAGACATTACTCCATTCCTTTGTAGATAACTTCGTCTTTCTTTCTACGATCTTCAAAGACTTTAACTTGTTTGCCACCAGTCAATGTGTGAATCCAATTGTCCTCACCAAATGTGTGCGAGAGACTTACAATTTTATTCTTCTTCTTTTCTTCTGCTATTTCTTCTCGCCTATCGTCTACCATTTTATTATTCTCAGTCATTCTATCTACTCCTTGGCTTACGCCATTTTAAAATCTATCAGTGTACAGTGCACAGTGTATAGCTATCTCCACTACCCCTCGTCTATCAGTCGCATAAACGCCTATTTGTGCTGTTATGTACTGTATATATATATTCTCTTATATAGTATATACCTAACACTACCTATAGGCTTTAGCCTTTATTCTATATGGCTTTACCCACAGGGTGTCATTTGCCTAGCTATACCCTTTTTAGCACACTCTACCCTGTTTCCACTGCCATCCTTGTAAAAACTAACCTGACTCAGTGTTTTACAAACAGTGCGAGGTAAGTGAGTGCCACTCATTACTTCGAGCCTTCGTCTTTGATCTTCTTTGGGAGCGTGGTCACAATTACTTGTGCATCACAGTCAGGACAGTGCAAATTAGTTTCCAACACATACTGACCATCTTCATCTTCGATGTTTTCGTCTCCACCCCATATGAGGTCGTAATTGCAATGCCAACATTTCATGTTTTTCTTCCTGTAACCATGAACCCCATAAAATTAAAACTCTGCCACACCTTGGAGACATCGCCCAACTCATTAAGCTCATTCATTAATTCTTGTTCTGTCTTACAGTACATGCTAACCGATAACTTTAAGTCTTTGTCTAATATCTCAGTGTCAGTAAAACCTTTACGCTTTTCTTGTATGTGTGATTTGTGAATAATTTGCTGTAGTCTTGGGTCATCCAAAAAGACCTTCTCTGAGATCAACAAGATGGCTCCTGCATCTATCATAGGCTTGATAGTGTCAATCATTCTTTGTCTTTGATGCTTACCTAAGAACTGCAAGAAAAACATGCTTACAATGACTGATGCGTTGTTAATCTTAGGCAACAACTCTTCACAACTGCCTTGCATAAAGTCAAAACCATCTCTTCTTTGTGCCATATCCACTGTGTCAATGCCTATGTAATCACAAGTGGGTATCTGATTTAAGGTTGTTAAGAATCTACCTGTTGAACATCCCAAGTCCACCACAGTGCTTTCAGGATGTGCGTATTCATGTGTAACATTGCGAAAAATGTTATCTAGGGTCAGAAAGTTTGGTATCGACAGTTCTATGTGTTTCTCAAAGTCTGTGATGTCATTAAAATTAAATCGTTTGTCTGTTGTCATATTTCTCCATTGTGAACTTGTTTGATTCGTGATCCCAACCACTCCATGACATTAACTGACATAGCTCGACCACATGCTTCGTAGCGTTTTGATACAGGACAATCTTCTTTAGGTTTACCTCTGTATGGAATCTGTGTGTAATTGTCAGGGAGTCCTTGCAAGCGTTCACACTCAACAGGAGTGAGTCTTCTGATAACATCATTGCGTGTGGTTATCTTTGCATCAGGGTTAGATGCTGTAATAGTGGGTGAAACACCCTCATCACTGTAAACTCTTCTTGACATCTCATAAGTGCCTTCTCTGATCTCAAACTCCATAATGGAATCATCAAACTTATCAGTTTCGATTCCCAACAGACTTTTCAAGTCGAACCATACATCTTCAGTGGGTATTGCAAAACTACCATCAGTTCTAAACCAATGATCCACAGTTGTTTTGTTGACACTAAGTGAGTCAGCGATATTTTGTATGGTAAGTGCTTTATTAACTTTGCCATCCTTTAAACTTTTTTGTAATCCCTGTATATCAACTTCATGTTTCCTAACCCTTACCATCTCTACTTCATCACCACAATGAATCAAACTGTTGTCTTTGTCTTGCACATCTTTTTCTATAAACACTATAGGTTGTCTGTTACCACCAGTCATGGCTGTCAATGTAGGAGATACTTCTTCTTTATATATTCTTGGTGCTTTATCAGGTGTGCTAGTTTCTATAACTGTGTATCTATCGTGAGCAGTCAATGACCAAGACACACCCTCATCATTCCATGGCTTTCCATTAGAGCCAGTCTGACTATCTCGCATGATGACAGGTTTTTTTTCAACAACTAAATCTGTTGCTGACTTGTAATCACGAGCGGCTATTGTGCCTGCTACTTCGTCTTCAACGAGTTGGTCGCTTCTTGCAGAACGATATGTAGGCTTTTCGGGATTTTCTTCTCGCTTTCTTCTGCGCGGCGGAGCATCTTCTCGCACTGGTGCTGAGTCAAATAATACCTTGGCAGGACTTTTCCAGTCTCCTCCAATATGTCCGACAACGAAGATACGCCTTCTTCTTTGTGGGATGGCGTTTGGAAATCGTTGTGTTCTGACATGCTCAGTGTTAAGAACCCTGTAAGCGAACCCATACCTGAGTTCCCCCAATGCTCCGAGGAAGGTGCCAAGGTCTTGTCCTCCATTACTTGACAAGACACCGGGCACATTTTCCCATACAACCCATGTGGGTTGCAGTCGTTCAATAAGTTTAACAAACTCAAGTGCGAGGTTTCCTCTATCTTCTGCAAGCCCTTTGCGAAGTCCTGCAATACTGAATGTTGCACAGGGTGTGCCTCCAACGAGAACATCAGGGGTTGATGATAAGTCTGATGCTTGGATTTTGGTGAAGTCTTCATAATTTTTAATCTCCGGGTAATGATATTGTAATACAGCAGACCTAAATGGGTCTATCTCAGCCAAACCTATACATTCATAGCCAAGTGGATGCCAACCCACTCCTGCTGATTCTATGCCACTGCATATAGATAAGTATTTCAAAACACATCTCCATATTTCTTGTCATTGGTAAAACCATTGTCAGGTTTGTCATATTCTATGTCGTAAACTTTCTTGCCATTGGATCGTCTAGGTTCGACTCCATTCTGACTGAGGACACGACTAGCCTCTTTAAAGTCAGGCATCCTAGGGTTAGCTATGCCCATGTCTCTAAGTAACTCAGTCATCTGTACAGGCTGTGGGTTTTGCGTATCAAATTTTATGTATTGCAACAACAAGTCTTCAACCGATGATTGAGTTCTGTAACCTTCGTTGCTTTCTTGTAACAACTCTCTTTCATCAGGTGAAAGAAACCAGTTCTTTTGTCCTTGGACATACATCGTTTCTTTGATCTCTGCCCACACTTGTTGCATGTTGATACCATGGTTAAAGTTTATACCTGTCACTGCGATACACCAAAACCTCCTGTTACCACTGGAATCTGTAAGGAACTCTCTTGCATTGACTGAAGCGTAAAACGCTGTACGCCTTTGATAGGTCGTAAACGCCCTGTCGTAGGGCAACCTAAGTTCATCTGTCTTGGCTGTGATAAAGGCTTTGAGCTGATCTATGTCACTCTTCTTAAAGGTAGACTCTATCTCACCTAGCTCTACGATCCAGTGACTTACAGCTCTTTTAACTGAGTCCTTGTCACTTGGATTGAGGGTAGCACCCTCCAGTAACCATCCATTGTTGTAGTCACACAGTCTTTTGAACCACATGGTCTTGCCTAATCCCTGTGCTCCTTGGAACACTAGGATGCCTTCTAACTCGACACCATTTGGCTCATAACAAGCTGCCACACAACTAATTAACCATTTCTTGAGCAACATGTCTTTCAGAGCTTCAGGTGTACTAGCAGTGATGGTCTTTAAGAACTCATCAATCCTAGATGTTCCATCCCAAGGCTTGCTCTCAATCCATTCGATGACAGGGTTGTATTCATTGGCGATCACTTTGAGGTAATCTCTCACCCTAGTGTGTGGCACTCCCATCTTGATACAACGATCTTCGATCTCTACCAAACTCGCTTCTTCCTTCATGTCAGCGATAAACTTCATGTGAGGTATCTCTATCTCCATTCTTTTCTTGATGACATTGTAATTAACTTGGATGCTGTGGGTTTTCATAACACCTAGAACATTCTCTTTAAGGTTCAACATTCTCCCTTTGTCTGAGGTTACAAAATCTACATCTGTGGGAACATCGACAAACTTTAAAGCAGGGATAACTTCGCCACTGATAGCCTTGTGGTCGTTGTAGTCACCTTTTGTTTCAGGCATGTGTACCTCAGCCATGCCACCTTGCTTAATGATCCACTGACAAGCCTTGACTGCTTCGTTTTCACCTGTCTTAGAGTCATCGTTGTCTGCTACAAAGATGTGTTTGCGATCTTTAAGTGTCTCAAAAACGCTTTCAGCAACCTTGGATAGGTTGTAAGCATCAAAGGAAACAAACACAGGACATGACATGTCTCGATAAATGTCAGCACAAGTTGCATAACCTTCACCATAATAAATAGTGTCTGATGTTTTAAGTATTTCTTGTCCAAGAATAAAAAAGCTACCTGCTTTTTTAGAACCAGTAAGAAAACGCTTGGTGCCATCGTCAGAGATAAATTGCATACCCACAACAGCCAAGTCATTGTTTAACATAGGAATCATTAACAGTCCTTTGTCATCAACTCTTAACCCATAAGACAAAACGCCTTTCTTTTCTAGGTATGGATGTTTCTCACATTTCTCGCCAACTTCCCACATAGACTGACTGCGTTTAGCAGACTTAGAATGTTTCTCAGCCTTCTTAACTTCTACCTCTGCTTGGAGTCTCTCTATTTCTTCTCTTTCAGTCTTGGTAACTGTCTGTCGTTTGCGATTCTCAGGTTTCCAAATCGCTGTCGGTTGATCTGTAGACACTCTATAGTCTCCCACCCTTCCAAATGGAACACTTTGATCCATCCACAGTTGGTACCAACCTGACAGCTTCCTCTCACCACCTAGGTTAATGTAAGCACGACCAATGCTTCCATCAACCACCAAACCCTTGCGTGGATCAACTTCCATGCCTTGTTCAGATAAAAAACTCGAAAATTGTGACTGTATATCTCCTGATAAAGGTCGTTCAAAATTCTTGGAAGGTGGTCGTTTTATTTTCAATGTCTGTTTTCCCTATTGCATCATCTGTAAAAGTCTGTACAATCCTAGACTAATTTATAACTAATTACAACCATGGAGATAGAATATTATGAGCTTAACAATAAATTCAAACAGCAAAGAATTTGCAACACTACCTGAAGGGCAACACATAGGTGTGTGTTACAAGATTATAGACCAAGGGAGCAGAAATGAAACCTACCCTAGAGAAGCAGAGCCAAACTCTGAGAATACTAAGAAAAGAAAAACAATCAATGTGACTTGGGAAATACCTGAGCAAAAAATGGCTGATGGTAGACCCATGAGTATTTCTAAAACTTACACTGCCTCATTAAATGAGAACGCTACCTTATATAAAGACTTAGTAACATGGCGTGGCAAATCTTTCTCTAAAGAAGAGTTAGAAGGTTTTGACCTAGACAAAATGATAGGTGCACCTGCCAATCTTGAGGTAGAACACAACACCAATGGCAACGCTAGGATTAAAGCTATCTTTAAACCTGATGAGTTTAAGAAAACAGAAACAATTAATGCAGGGATGGTTTTTGACCTCGATGTGTATTGTGAAGAGTTTTCAGGTGATAGCACCGATGACACCAAAGCCATGTGTGATATTTACGATGGTTTACCTGAGTGGCAACAAAACCTAATCGAAGAAAGTTTTGAGCTTAAAGGTGCTAAAGAGTCAGGCACAAGTTTTGAAACACCAAAACCTGCGACCAATGGATTAGCTGATCTTGCTAAAGATGAGCCAGTCAAAGAAGTCACCGAGGATGACATTCCTTTTTAAGTTTCTGATGGGTGACTTAGCTTTTGTTATACATTTTGCTTTCCCTAGTTGCCCACAGAATTTGTCATGATTAATAAAACAGACAATGTAAACAAGCCACCCCACTATAACCAAGGTGGGGTTGAGTGTATTGATTACATCAAACAACAACTTGGGGTTAATTTTAAATATTATTTAGAAGGCTCAATGTTGAAGTACAACCACAGATACAAATACAAAGCTGATCCACTGGAAGATTTAAAGAAAAGCCAATGGTATCTAAATCGTTTAATTGAGGAGCTATCGAATGAAATTTAAAGAAGGCGTTTACGAAGATTTATCTTTTAACATATACAACGAGATACCTGCATACAGAGCTTCTGATCTCAAGCAAGTAGAACAATGTGTGTACACATGGAAAAACAGATCAGGGTTTTCTGAGTCTCCTGCCTTGTTAGAAGGTCGAGTACAGCACACAGTGTTTTTAGAGAACCACAAATTTGATGATGAGTTTGTTATTCAACCTATCTTAGATAGAAGAACCAAAATAGGAAAAGAAGCCTACGAAGATTTTATAGCTACTGTAGGAGATAAAACTGCTATCACACAGGACATGTACGATGTCTGCATGGAGAGAAGAAGCACTGTTGAAGACTTTATACCTAATGGTGAAAACGATAAGACTGAGCTCACTGTGTGTTACATGTTGCATGGACATCCTTTTAAATCTAGGTTTGATTGGTACGATGGCAAACATGTTTGGGATTTAAAAACCTGTCGTGATGCTTCACCTAGAGGCTTTAAACAAGCGATCAATGGGTACAAGTATCATATGCAGGCTTCTCTGTATGTTGATGCCTGTAAATCTGTGGGATTGCCTGTAGAAGGATTTTCTTTCTTAGCACAGGAAAAGGCTCACCCATATCCTTATGTGGTTTACACCATGTCTGACGAAGCCTTGGAGTATGGTAGAGCTAAGAACGAGCAGGCTTTGAATACTTTATTGGAAGCAAAAAAGAATAACTCTTACAAGCCTTACAATCTTGATGGCGTGCAAATGGTAGAGCTCACTGATTTATGGTGATCCATTCTCCATTAACCATTTCATTCTTTTTCGATCATACAACCAAAATACCAACAAATATCTGTCACCCATATCCACAGGTAATCCTTTGTGCATGTGAGTAAAGCTAGGAAAAATTAGTGCATGACCTGTGGGTAAAGGTGCAACCTCACCATAATTATGAAACTCAGTGCCACCTCCTTCGTACTTACCAGTGTTCAATGGTATGACCACACTAATGTCTGCTGATTCATCGTGGTGCCAAGCACCTTGTTGCTTGTCTTTTAAATTGTAATTGGCTATTTGCACTGATCCTATGTTGGAACAATTGCGTTGCCAAATAGAATAGATGATTGGGTTAAGAACTGTTTGCACCACAAACCACATGTTTCGATAAAGCTCAGGCACTTGATCTTTTAATACAATCTCAGGTATCTGCCTAAGCTCATCCTCATCATCGTTGGTTTGGAATTTCATTGTTTGGATTTCATCTACTAACATCTTGCAAAACTTTCTTCTAAACAATGGCACCTTGTAAATGTCAGGATGTATCTTGGTGATGTGTTTTTTTAAAGGTGTTTCCAACATACGATCTGTGCCATCGCTTGCTGAAAATTTAGACAGTATAGGCAAAGATTCATCAACTGCTTGATGAGTGCTGTGCATGATTGACCAATGCGATTGCATTGATAACAGGTAGTTATTTAACTTATGAATTGTCACATAAGAAGTTTACACGCTTTATTCCTCAATAAAAACCATGTAATTGTCATCTTCTAGTTTTAAGATTCCAAGTATTTCTTTGCTCTTAAATTTTTTGATTGCACCTGCAAACGACTTAGCTTCTACAATAGGAGTAGAAACTTCCATGTCACCATCGTCAGTATTTAAAATAATTGATTTAAGTATGTTCATTTGCCAAATGCCAGTTTGTGTATGATCTCTTCAATCTTACGATATTTCATTTTGTCTTCTTGGGTTTTCTTTTCTTTGTGAAAGATAGGTAAACCTTGTTTAGACAAAGCCTCAATAATGATTTCTCTTTCTGTGTCAGTTAGTATCATGGGTAAGTTTATTATAAAGTTTTCTTAGGATCAGTGTTAGCCAATCGCTCTTGCACATGACTGGTAATGTTTCTGTTGTAATCTCTTTCTTTGCGATCCATGGCATCAGCTTTGTTGCGATAAGAAGCTACAAAAAGGTTTTCTCCATGTCTGCCATAACTAGGAATGTATTGGTAAACATCGTACATGATTTGAGTTGCCATTAAGTTACCTCGTTTTTAAGTTGTTGATAATATTTTTTGCCAATCATTTTTGTTACTGGAACTTTTAACACCTTTCCTATTAACTCCCATTGTTTAACACCTATCTCATGAAAATCTATTCCAAGCTCTAAGGCTTTGTTGTGTATTTTTCTTCTTTGACTTATGGTTGCATCTCTTAATAAGTGCTTGTATTCCATATCCCAAAAATAAGTAAGACCCATGTAATTTGGTGTGCCAACAAAGGTATCGTCTAACTTAAACAACTCATGAGTTGCTTCCATCGTTGCAGTGTTTAGGTTTATTGCATAGTTGTTCATTACGCTACCTCCCTTGAATCAAAACTCCATTGCACTTCTGCATCTTTGGACATTTTAGAACCTGCCATATCTCTGATTGCGTTTAACAACCAGTAAGCATCTGTGTGTACCCAGTCATGTACCTCACATGATTGATACTCAAGACATCTGACCATGTTGTAAATGTCTTCTGCTTTTAGATTACTCATACCCCTTTTATCAATCGTAGAAATATAATCATAATCATTTTGATACGCAATAATATTTTTGCATTTATCTACATAACCCTCATATTCAACCTCTGCTTGTTCTCCATATCTTGCGACTAGGCTTTGTATGTTTGCTAAAGATAATATCTCTATCAAACTTTCTGCATCACAATCAATTTCTTTTTTAGTGATCTGATTGTATACATGGCTAAGATTACCTTGTTGTGGGTTTGATGCCCACTTGACGATCTCAGTTATGTGTTGTGGTTCTACTAAATATGCACTCATTATCTTACCTCGTTAATTTTAATAATTTTAATACTCCATCCATCAGGTGAACACACTGTGTGTGTTTCACCTAACTCAAGATTCTCTAAATGTTCGATGGTGAAATCACCATCCTCATCAATACCCCAGTCACCCTCAATACCATCATCCCTAAACTCTGTTATTGTGACTATCTGTGGTTCTGTATCACCATATGATTTTTCATTCCAAACAACTACGAATTCTTGCATTACGCTACTCCTCCATTTTTCATGTGTTCTGTTATTACTTTATTAGTGGCTTTTACCAACTTATCAAACAACTCTTGATTGCAAGATATACCAGTTTTAATATCCATTCTTCTACCTTGATACCTTTCGTCATGTACACCCTCACCATTCTTCAAGGCTTCAAATATCAAAAACTGATATTGTTTTCCGTATATGGTTTCGTGTTTAGCAATCTCGGTTTTTGGCAAGAGCTTTAAATAAGCATCTTCTCCATGTTTGTCAATAAAGTCTTTTTTACTCATCCAGTCTAATTTTTTGTCGTAGTCTTGCATTACTATGCTCCTGTGATTGTGCCAATTAAGGCGATTAATAAAAATGGTACAGCCAATGCACTGAATACATTGGCTATTGGATTGTGGTAAAACCACATGTCGATTGTGTGTAACATTACGCTACCTCCTGATAGTGAACTATAAAAACTTTGCCACCTTTGTAACTGCCAACACTGTCATCTTCATAAAGTACATTTTTTTCAACCAAGCTACCTATGGTTCCTTCTGCTGTTTTCTGTGTCCAACCATTTTCAAGCAAGGTTTCCATGATGTGTTTCATTGGTACATATTGAGTTGGCTCGTTTTCATAGTCTTCAACATAATCGTTAAGATGTTTGATGGCTTCAATCTGATTCGCTGTATAGCTCATGTTGTCTCCTTTTTTGTTATTTAATTTATTTCCCATATAAGTAATATACACTTTTTTGCACAAATGTACAACTATTTATACACTTTATTTCATTTATTTTTATTCATTTATTTAGCCAAATATATATACTTTTTTGCATATTAGTATAAAATTACAGCCACTATGGAAGAAAATAATAAATTGGAAACAATACAGACAGTTAAATACCCACTAGGCAGGAAGAGTTTGGCAGTAGACTTAGACACCTACAATATGTTGCAAGAAATTTGTGATGTACAAAGGCGATCTAAGATAGATCAATTGAAGGTGCTAATTGAAACAGCACACGATCAGTTGGTTGTTGCAGACACTAACTACTAGATGTTTAATAACATCTTTAAAGGGAAACAGTTACCTGTTTCTTATAAAATTGAACACCCCAACGAAATTGTAGAATTGTTTAGTCGATTAACCTTGCATCATCAAACAGCGTTGATAAGATTGATTTCAAGAAATCTTGTTCTAAAGATAGACGATGAAGCTATCATGGGTTATGAAATGAGCTTTGATGTAAAAGGTGCTGTGATTCAAGGCACCATTGACGAAGACTTAACTTAGACCTGCAATCCCTGTTTTTCTCATCTGCTGATTCATTGCAATCTCTTGATCTTTTGGATTGGGTAGAAGTGTAGGTGAAGGCATTGTATTTGAGATAGGCTCATCAAACAAAGGTTGATCTAGTTGTGGCATTTCAAAGTTTTGCATGGCACCTTGTAGGTCGTCAGTCTCATTTCTATATGGTGGCGTTTCTTCAAAATTTTGTGGAATATCTATGTCGCCAGTATAAGGTTGATCTCCTCTGTTAGAAATTTTTTCAACACCTGCATCTATACCTCTTATGATAGCTTGAGCATTTCTATATCCATGTTCGTCAAAGAAATACAATACATCATCCATGGTTTTTGCACCATCTTCAGATAACAATATATCAGCCATCTTTTGCATGTAGGCTTCTTTTTGTTTATTAGCTATACCCCTTGTAAAATTTTCACCTGTTTTAGCTTGAAATATTCTTGGAATAAGGTTAAACAAAGAAATAACTGCTTCAGTAGATTTAACACCTAAGCTCTTAGATTCTTGAGCTATTTGTTGGTCAAAAGCTGTAAATGGTTGAGTTTGTGATGCTCCTCTATGCACTGAAAAAGCATCGCCCATCCTATTAACCATTTTTTCCCAAGTTTGGAACTCTTCAGGCTCAAGCATTTCTTTCATCATTTTCATGGTATTGCTCTGATTCATGTACTTTTGAAATCCGGGCAAACCTTCTTCAAGGGTTCCTGATTTTGCAAATCTGTCTAAAGTCTGCAAGATGTATTCTTTTTTAACATCTTTAAAAACATCAGGATCAGCAGTTTGTAACAGCCTTCTTGCATTGCGAAGAGATTTCATAGAAACATTTGGATCAAACAAATTTTTCATTGCTGTTGCAGTTTGTTTGTCTGTCATTAATTTAGAAAATTTACCAATAGCTGATTTTTCTATAGCTTGCAAAGATGGTCGCATAGGATCGTAAATTCTTCTAGCTAACCTGTATTCAGGCAAAGCATCATCCATAACTGCTGTCATGTCATCAACCAATCCTTTAATAACACCGAAATCACCAGTGCCTTTGTTTCTTAATTTATTTAATAACACTTTCATTTCAGAGGTTCTTCTTTGATCCAATGATGCTAGATCATCCACCATGTTTCCATCTGCATCAAAAAACATTTTTTTAAATTTTTCTAAATTTTTAATTGTGCTTTGAGAAATCTGAGTGGTTTCTTTAACCACTTCGCCTGTTGTTTTATCAATTATTTTTCCTGCAATAGCATCATCTATTTTGCCAAGAACTCCATTCATAGACT